AAAAAAATAGTTATTTATAAAAAAAAATAGTTATTTATAAAAAAAAATAGTTATTTATAAAAAAAAATTTATGATTTTTGTAAAGTTGATAATAATTGACTTGTGGGGATATCTTTAATCTTTCCTTGTAAATTCATTAAATTTTGACCACTTTTGATTACAGGCATCATCTGTTGCATAGTATCCTCTAATTGTTTTACAGTATCTACTAAATGATATGTAGCCCTTTGTGCTTGTGCTGGACTATAATTACTAATACTCTTCTTATCATCATAATAAGGAGAGTCTTTTTTAGCTTTTTCAATTAAATTATGTAATTGACCTAAACCACCTCCTGCCTTTTTCAATAAACTATCTTCATTATCTACACCCTTTTTATCTTTTTGTAAAATGTCTTCCAATTCTTCATCTGTAAAGTTTGTATTATCTCGTTCTCTTGTATTGCTCTTAGAATAATCATCTAGTTTTTTTACATCTGTATTTTTATTACCCGATTCATTATCCGATTCAGAATCTTCTCCATTTCCCGATTCATTATCTTCTTCAAATCTTTCTATAGTAGTATTATAAGATAATCCATTATTCCCCCACAAGTGATTGCCTTCTTTATCTTGATAATACGAAGAGGGTTTTTTAACATACTTATAGAATATATACTTATAATCACTTAACATACCACGACTATCTACAAAACCTAATAATATAGTTATAGATATAGCAACTATATAGCTTTTTTTCCAATTGCCCAAGATCCAATATAGTGTAAAGAATAATGATACAAATGTTGTAATAATTCTTTGTATTCCTATCACTTTTTCAGGAGGAACTATTCCTAAAATAGCAATAAAAACGAGTATATGACCATATACTAGTTTTTTAGTACTTAGTTTTTTAAATATAGTATATGGTTTTTTTATATTTCTTAAAGTTCTCTTAGAAGATTTCATATTGTTCTTATTATATAACATTATAGTGTAAAAAAAAATTACAAATTACGATTTGTAAAAAAGAATATAAGAACAAAAACAAGTGATATTACTAGTTTAGTCACATAAAAAAGAATATTTTCAGGAACTTTTATAACACGAAATAGCTTACGAACAAGTTCCTGCAAAGGTTCTTGTTGTGATACAAAAAGTACAATAAAACATATTAGTAAAATCTTCCAATTACTCAATATATCTTGAACCATACCCTTTTTACCTGAAACTGGGTTTTTTTGATGTAACACATTCTTTTTATCCTGGGGTTGTCCTGGAGGTTGTCCTTGAAATTGTCCTGGAGGTTGTCCTTGAAATTGTCCTGGAGGTTGTCCTTGAAATTGCCCTGGCGGTTGTCCTTGAAATTGCCCTGGTGGTTGTCCTTGAAATTGTCCTGGTGGTTGTCCTTGAAATTGTCCTGGAGGTTGTCCTTGAAATTGTCCTGGAGGTTGTCCTTGAAATTGTCCAGGAGGTTGGTCTTGGGAATGAGATTGTTGAACAGGGACAAATTGTCTTTCATTATATTCTGGCTGAACTTGTCCTCCATTTTGAGGTACAACTGGTTCTTGGAAGTTTGGGGGTTGTTGAGGAAGTTCATTAACCGGGGTTGATTTCGGAATAGACATAGAGAATATTTTGTATTATATGATAATATATAAAAAAATATACAATAATAACCTCATCATAATATACTATAAAAATTGATATTTATAACATACATGTCATATACATAACTTTTTATATAAAACAGATTAATATAATGGAACAAATTAGAAAAATACAAAAAGAAAAAGAAGAAAAGAGAAAATCTTTTTCAATACAAGCACATAGTTGCTTTGAATCTTTTAGCAATGCTTCATATAATGAAAGAATAGAAATTACTAAGAATTTATTATCTCTTTTTGAAGAGAATAAAGAAATTATTTTTTCTACATACAATACATTATATGATAAAAAAGCATTTTTCATGTTACGAAATATAATACTTATAAAATGCTGTGAATTTAGAAAAAAAAAAGAGTTACGAGAATATTGTGATATCTTTTTACAAAAATATTTTCGCTGTAAAAAGATTACAAAAAAAAACATTCAATGTAAAAATATCATTAAACATACAGACCCTGGTATATTGTATAATTATACAGTTAAAAGTATGATATTATTAGAAAAAAAAGAAAAAAACTTTTCTATTTCTTTAGAAGAAATAGAAAAATTAAAATTATTTCGAAAAAATTATACGGAAAATATATATTGTCATATACATTGTAAAAATTAGAAAGAATCTGCGTAATGATGTTTATTACCACCTCTTTTTTCCCCTACCATTTTTCTTTGTTCTCTTGTAGTGCATATACATCCTCCGTACGTAGAGTATGTTGATGGGCAACAAGAAGGGCTGGAAATATTACTTGCAAACATAGTCATACTATCACGAGGAATTGCTTGAATCATTCTTTCATTTCGTAAAGGTAAAGGTGTCCCGCTTGGTGTCCATAAGTTATTTTTTCGTAAAGGTACGTTATTGGGTTTTTTTCTCCACGATGAATGACCACCTGGTTGTAAAATAAGACCATCCATATTTCCTGGAACGCCATGTCCCATATTCCACTGAATACTCGCAGGTTGTTCTACAGATAGTATTCCATAATTAGATTCATTACAAATAGACATTATTATTATTATTATTATATACTTTATACTATAGTTTTTTTTATTTCTTCTCTATTTTCTCTATTTTTATATATATACAATAAGATACAAAAAAGAATACTATATATTATAAATACCATTCTTTTACTCAATAGCATATCCATTTTTCTTGTAATACAGTAAATATTATACCTACTATAAAAATTCCTATTAATTCTTTCATATTATATTTTGTGACACAGAAAAAATTTGAACTATAATAGATACTAGTAATATATAAAACAATACAATTTTCTTAGAACGATACAAGAATTGTAATACAGCATAGTATATTGGACTAAGAGCTACTAATAACAAAAGATATTTGTTATTTAAAAGTATTTCAGTAATATTTTTCATTATATTCTATACATACATTATTCTTCTATTTCACCTCCTTTACATTCTACAAATTTTGGTTTGTATGAGTAGCATTTGTCATTAAATTTGAAACTATTTTTTTGTATAAAATTAGGTTCTGGAGCCTTGTATACTATACATTCTCTTCCTTTACATACTCTTTGAAACAAGGAAGCTAGTCCTAAACCCCAAATAATAGAAAATATGATACGTGTATTCTTATTTTTTGTAATATTTTTGAATATTGACATTATATGTGTATATATAATATAATACGGTATAAAAAAATGATTATTATATTATATATGACTTTCTATCTGATATAGTAAAGAAATACATATGGATAAAAAGTGTATTCAGGAAGTAACAAGACAATTATGTCATCCGGAATATGGGGTATCCCGAAACTTAAAGCCTTTTCCTATGACATTATATTCGTGGAAAAAGTGTTTAGAAACATTATATGGGTGGGTAAATCTAGGTATTCATGAAAAAGTTGCAAAAATGTTTTTACAACTAAAAATAGGTGAGGTTATCCCATCTGGTTCATCTAATTTGGACTTTTATACATTCGGGTTTGCTTCTACAGAAATTCAGAAATTTTTACAGTATAGGGCACATTCTGAAAAAAATTATGTTCTAATATTGAATTACTATTCTTTTCGTAAAACTATAGAAATTATGTTGAAAGGTAAATCAGAAGAATATAAGATTATGTTTTATAAAAGTTTTAAACAAATATTTAGTTCTTGTAAGGAAAAAACATTTTGGTTACATATTCCAATATGTGAAAATATGAAAGAACTATTTACCATACATAATATTGGAGAAGTTGTTGTGAAAGACGGAACTAAAAGACATAGAATAGATAATGATATGGGTAATAAGAAAGTAGAATGGGAGGATACTCCAAAAGACCTAGAAAATACTACTACTACTATTGACACAATGAGTTCATTAATGAATAATACTCATATATCATCTGTAAAAGAAATGGATGATATTGATGATATTGATAATATTGACGATATTGATGATATTGATGATAATGATATGAAAGATTGTATAAAGGAATCAGATGATGATATAGAAACCGATACCACAGTGAAGTATGATGATTACACATATCGTATTGTTATGAATAACAAAAGTCTTTTATCTTTTTTAGAATATTCTTGTAGAATTCATAATATTCATATAACAGAAGATATATTTACAAGAGTAGGTGCATATAATGATACATTAGAAGAGTTGTTTGGTTCTTTATCAATATAAAAAATTGAATAATGTAAAAATAGAAATATATAGTATATAGTAATAATAAAAAAAATTGTGCTTTTTACTGTACTTTTTTTTTTTGAAAAAAATGAACAAACTCCCAGCAGATTGTGTTCGTGAAACATGTGGTTTCCTGTTACCAAGTGAAACACATTCGTTGATACAAACATCAAAGGGTATTTATAACGATATTAATTCAATTATGCCATTGATAAAAGAAACACATCTCAGAAATATGCTTATTTCTATTCTTGATAACATTTCTTTTGACACTTCAACAAACAAGGAATTTTGTAAGATATCTATGTATATGGACTATATTAAAGAACATTATATGGAATGGTCAAACAGTGCCAACTATACTTTATCGATTGTGTCCGAGTCTTACAAAGAACATTTTATACAAAATACAATACACTTTATAAAAATGAACAAAGAACATTCTTTTGTTGCGTATATTATTATGGCACTTTGTCATTGATTTTTATTATTATATAGTATATATAGGAATATAGGATATACCATAAAGTATGCCAAACATCAATATAATACGATATATTGTTCCAATTGGACTTCTTATAACTATGATAGTTGTAATGAGCTGTATTGTAACTTCTTGTAAATGTTCTGGGACAAATGTTCATATAGAACATTTTAATACAAATAGTTCTAAAAACATGTCATTAGAAAAATTATCTCCTTTTACAAAACATATTACAGGATTATATACACATATATATCCTCTTCGAAAAAGTATTATTACACAAGATGTAGAAGTTGGTAAAACTTGGGAAGACCTTAGTACATATAAGAATGATATGACTATTGCACATTCTAAAGAAGAGGATACAAGTTGTTGGAACTTTGAAAAAGGATTTAATGTAGATGATACTGTTTTTATTACAAAACAAATAAAAAATTATAAACTAAATAAAGAGTGGTCTATAATAATACATTATACTATTCATACAATGGATAGTATAGATGATGTAGCAGATAGAGAAATATCTGTTGCTGAACAATCTGCGAATGAAGAAGAAAGTGATATTGATAAAACAACTACGAACGCTCCTATGCTAGGTGGTGAAAATATACCACCTGGTAAAATTAAAAATGCGATTGGGATAACAATACCGTGTGAAAATGAAGAGAATATTGATATAGAAATAGCAAAAGGAGTTGGAAATAGTATTATTTATATAAATAAAAAAAAAAAGGGATCTTTCTCTTATAATGAAGTAGAAGTTTCCTTATATATGACGTATGATAATAAAGTATTATCTGTATATGCGAATGATTATAAAGTTCTTGAAGAAGAAATAAAAATAGTTCTTGATAATGATAAACCGATCGAATTTAATAATGATACCAATTTATATGATATTGGACTTAAGAAACTTATTATTCTAAATAAATCATTAGATAAAAAAGAATTAGATTATTTTACAGAACCAACAATTGTTGTAAAAAGTATTATGGAACACCATACATCTACTGTAGAAAAAATACAAGAATATACAGAAACTTGTACTTCAAAATGTACAAAAACAACATGTGTTTCGGATTGTGTAAATTATGAAAAACGAAAATGTCCTTCTATTTATATCGATTCTAATAAAAATTATATTATTAATGATATAAATTATGGTAATAATAGAAGAATTGCTAAAGAAATATACAAGATAAACTATCCAACCTGTAACACAATACCAGATGAAATTGAAGATTGGTATAATAGAGAAATACAAACTATTGAAGAAAGTCCATTCTTAGTTCAATCGGAACTACATCCAATGAAATACCATGAATGTGAAAATACACAATGGAAAGAAGGTATGAACTATGATACTCTAAATAATAAGTGTAAAAATAGAATAGATTCTTATTGTTATGAGAACTCTGAACTTGATCCATTTTGTAGTTGTTGGAAATCAGAAAATGCTGACTTACCAGAATGTCGTAAATTTCGTGCTACATTCAATAATCCAAGAGACAGAGGTTGTTCTTCATCCGATTTCTCTATTGAAGAACACCCTGATTTTCATAAATATGTGCAAAAAGACAAAATACCATGTTGGGGATGTTCTCTAGATTAAACAATCAATTTGTACTCTATCTGTAGGTTTAGTAAATACATAGTCTTTTGCACAATTGTCAGTTATTTCTACTACATCATTTGGATTTTTTTGAATAAGAGATAATGGAATACGAATACCAAACCTAGAAGGTATATCTTTATAAAAGTTCCCTTTTGGTCCAGATAATTTTGTAATATATTCTGTAATATCATCTTTGTTACACGATGCATCTAGAATACCATTTCTATATGTCTTTTTTTCTTTATATTCTTTAATTTCTTCTATTGTATACGGTGGAAAATGAATATTGCTTGGATGCATATAAGGAGTTATATATTCTTCTGAAAGTATCTTGTTATTTTCTACATAATAAATAGTATAATGTATTTCTATAATATCACCAACTTGTAGTTTTGGTATATTTTTTTTTTGTATATCAAAATCTTCAATTTCTTCTTTTTTTATTTTTCTTTTTCCTTTTTTTGTAACATTTCTTACTATATATACTTTGTTAATAACAATATCTTCGTGATTAGATATAACCTTGCTTTTTCTTATTTTTTTTTTACAATATATAAATGGTTTCGCTATATACTGTAAAAATTTAGATTTTTTACAAGAATCTTTACATATAAAATAAAATGTCAAAAATATACCTGACATTTTAAACAAATAATAATCTAATTTGTTCATTGTATATATACTATAATTATAGAGTTTTATATTACAATTATACGAAACTTGTACTGTGTCCGATATCTATAATGGTAGATTCTCTTTTTTGTTTATATGAAATAACAATTTTTTTACCTTTTGCTTCAGTGTCATAGCACATATAGTATGCATCTTCTGTTTTTTTAGAATATGTCATATATTGGCGATTCGATTGATGAACAATCTTACAAATTTTACATATTGTATTAGATTTTGTGAAATCTAATATATAAATTTCATTATCTAATTCTTTTATCTGTCTCAATACAGAGTCTGGATGTTGTTGTAAAAAATACTCCTTACATTTCTCAATATTACTCCCAAGCATTTTTCTTATATCCTCTTGTATACCATGACCCTGTATATTTATAACAGTATTACTTTTTTGTTCAAGAATACATTCCGCATCAGAACCACCTTCATCTTGAAATTGTGTGTATTTTTCTGTTTCTCTAGATCTCTTTTCATATAATTGCGAACACTGTATAAGAATATTTTGTATATTATCATCGGATATAAGGTCTACATTATAGCAAGTAAAATGTTGTGAATATGTTTTATGAATACCCATATCATATATTTGAGTATTCCAAATAGATGGCTCTTGGATTAGTTCAATATCATTAATAGGAATAATGGCATTATTATTAGCAAGATTGTACTTTAATAATACAAGTCTGCGAACATTTTTCATATCTTCAATATTCACAAATATATTAGAACATATTACTCTAACACGGTCTTTCTCACGACTTCCTTGAAGAATATATACTTCTATATCAGGAACTTCAAATAATTCTTTAACAGTTTCTGTTACAAAATGTAATAATGTAGAAACATCATCTTCTACCATTTGTCGTATAAACCAAAAGCTACAAGGAAAAACCTTTCTTTCTAATAAAGGGGTATTATTGTATACTTTTATTCTTTTTGGAGTATCTGGTTTTACTTCAGAATCATTATCAGAATCATTATCCGACTCATTATCAGAATCATTATCAGAATCATTATCCGACTCATTATCAGAATCATTATCAGAATCATTATCCGAATCATTATCAGAATCATTATCCGAATCATTATCAGAATCATTATCAGAATCATTATCTGAATCATTTTCAGATTCATTTTCAGATTCATTTTCAGATTCACTTATATTCTTTTCTTCATGAATAGACCTTGTCATGTCTTCGTTTTCTGAACTCATTTTTCTTGTATTATGAAAAATTTTACTATGTAATTTGTACTATATATAGTATAATATTCAATTTTTATATAATTACTTTATATGATTATATATTTCTTCTTTCTGAGTATTATTTTATACTTTGAATAGAGTTTTCTACAGAAGAAATAAGTTCTTCCATATTTTTATATACATACTCTTCGTTAGGTTTACATTGTAGAGACGTGTTGTCATTATTTATAATATAATCAATAAACGCATTATGTTCTATAATCTTCTCTTTACGGATTGTAAAAAGAGTAAATGTATTACATATATCAAAAGAGAGCTGTTCTCCTATTTGTAATGACGTTGTCATATCTATCATATTAGAATGATACATCATTATAGCAGTAAAAACCACAAAAAGAAACATAGAAAACATACTCATATTGTGAAGATAATTTCAATATATTTTTATAGTATAAATTATATTATTGTATAAAAGAAATGTCAATTTTTTATTATAATATTTTTATACATTTACTAGAAAATACATAAAGATTATTATATATATAATATACTTTATTCACTATGGAAGAACAAGATAACCTTTTTCCATTTGACTCTGAGTATGTTCTTTGGTACCATTCTGTAACAGAAAAATCTTGGAGTAAAGATTCTTATATAAATTTATGTGAAGATTTACCCGATAAATGTATTCATAATGGTATAGAATTATGGCAATTGTATAATACACTTAAAAATCAATTTACGGCCGGTATGTTTTTTTTAATGAAAAAGGGTATATTTCCTATTTGGGAGGATATTCATAATAAAGACGGAGGGTATTGGTCTTTTAAGACACAAAAAAAATCTACAAATAGTATTTGGAAGAGATTAACATGTGCTTTTGTTGGAAATACATTAATACAAAATATTGAAAATAAAGATATTATTACCGGTATATCATTAAGTCCAAAAATATCTAATTGTGTATTAAAGATATGGAATAATACCAGTACAATACATAAGTGCGATATTTTTACAAAAGAAATTGATTTTTTACAACCTGACAGTATACGATACAATACCCATAAAAAATCATAAATGAGTCATGAATTATGCCATATTAAAGATATACTAAAAAAACAACAATTAGAAGAAGAAAATCATATATTGTATTGCAAAGAGATGGAATATATGCAATATTTACCCCCTCCTTGTCATTGTATAGAGTGTTATGTATATATGGGTGAAATGAATCCTAGACAATATTGTGGTAAGACACATTGTTATGAAAGTGTACATGGTTTTGAAGATTTTATGAAAGAAACAAGAGTAATAAGCTTACAACAAAGTCCTTATTATGAAAAAAAAGATTATAAAGATATTATTCAAAAATATATTGATTCTAATACAAAAAAATAATTACTTTTCATATATCATATAGAGTATATATATGAAAAATACTATAGTATATGTTATTACTGGTATTGTTCTAGTATATGTGTTTTTAATACAAGTAGATATTATCCAAAGTAATATGGAATATATTGTTTCTACGGTGAATCATAAAAAATATAGGGTTCGTATATTACCCGATAAACAAGAAGCGTGTGATTTACTTGGAAGAACACATCAAACATTAGAGAAAGTTTGTAAATTATTAGAAAAAGAACATAAAGAGGATGAAAGAGTACAAAGATTATTAACACGATTTCCATATTGCATGTTACAAGAATCTAATGGTAAAGGAACAGAAACATCTTTTTCTATCAATAAAGGTGAAAAAATAGTATTATGTGTAAGAGCAAAAGATGGAAGTAATGCACTAGTAGATGAAAATTTATTGCTATTTGTTGCTTTACATGAACTATCGCATATTATGACAATTTCTATTGGACACACAGAAGAATTTTGGGATAATTTTACATTTGTTCTTGAAGTTTGTCAAAAACATAACATATATAAATGTATTGATTTTAAATCAGACCCTAAAAAATATTGTGGTATTACTGTAACAAGTTCTCCTTTACAATGTAAAGCATAAAATTATATATAAATATACAATATTATTGTATATATAAAATGTATTATATTGCTTGTAAAAATATATATGGTATTATTCTTTCTAATTCAAATTGTAAAAAGTGTATTGAACTAGAGCATAATTGTATTATTACACATATTAGCATCATAGATAAAAACGAAATAGAAATGTATACAAAAAAAGCATTATCTTTTTTAGAAACAACATGTAGATGTGATAATACATCTATCAACAATGAGGAAATGCAAGTTCATAAAAAGGTTCTGTAAGTTGTTTTTTGTATTTTGCATGGTTCTTTTTTTTCATTTGTATCATTTCTTTTTGTAATTCTGTATGACTTTTCATTTCTCCACGAATATATTTTCCATACAAACCTTTTTTCTTAATTTCTTGTATGGTAATTTTACCAGAAACTAGAGACATTGCTAAATATAATGTAGCAATATTTGCTTGTATTCCACCACATCTTGCTGTTATCAAATTTTTTAGTCCATCATAATTGATAGAACCACTTATAGACAAAACACGTTTTAATATGTCCGGTGGAACATAGAATGTTATAGAAGAATAAAAAAAGTCATAATGATTTACTGGAACACAATGTTTGATTTCTTCATCTCGCAATAGATGTTCTGTAAATAATCCTCTTTTTTTCCAATATACCATTCCATTTGGAACATTACTAGCAAATACAGGTTTTCCTAGTAATTTTATTAAATAAGGATACACTTCCTTTGCTTTTTTGTGTTTCCACTTATTCATTTTTTATATAATAATACAAAATATATATTATTATATACAATATCTATTAATTATATAATTACTGTATAATTACTATATAATTACTGTATAATTACTGTATAATTACTGTATAATTACTGTATAATTACTGTATAATTACTGTATAATTACTATATACAATGTCTATCAAAGAACAAGAAGAAATTATACGTAATCTATTACAAAAACATGTCCATAGAATTATCAATAGAGACCATGAAGCATTTATAGATTTCTTAGAAATTCTTATGGAACAAGAACAATGGTTAGACAAATTAGAAAATGTATATGCTTTTCGTATCACTAGGTCTAGAACTAAAGCATTGCTTTTACAAGTAAAAGTATATAATTGTAATAAATGGCTAACAATTTCTTGGAGAAATGGAACCGCTACAAAACGAAAAGAACAATGCCCTCTTCAATCTGCTTTTCGTCAAGCAATACGTAGACAAATACAATTATGGAAAAGGAATACTACTAATACACAATGTTCTATATGTGATTCTACAAAAAATATACAAGTAGACCATAAAGAACCTTCTTTTATACAACTTACTACACAATTTGTAGAAATACCAATCAATACTCAAAATATACCAACTACATTTTTGTATCATAAATATGGTAAAAAATTTACAAAAGAAGATATAGCATTCAAGAGACGATGGCAGAAATACCATACACAAAATGCTACATACCAATTCTTATGTAAGTCTTGTAATGTAAAAAAAGGAAAATGTATACAAATCAAACGCACATCGTAGAATTTTTCTTCGTTGTAGATTGTATAATTTTTTTGTTTATATATAGTATAATACAAAAACTTATACAATGTCTGGTGGATTAATGCAACTCGTCGCTTATGGTGCTCAGGATGTTTATCTTACTGGCAACCCTCAGATTACTTTTTTCAAGGTCGTTTACAGACGCCACACCAACTTCGCCATGGAGAGTGTAGAGCAGACTTTCTCTGGATCTCCTGATTTTGGTAAGCGTGTTACTGCCACCATTTCTCGTAATGGTGACCTTATCTCTCGTGTATACCTCCAGGTTACTCTTCCTGAAGTTTGCGTACCTTGCGATAGCTCTTGTGCTCGCTTCCGATGGGTTAACTACATTGGTCATTGCTTGATCAAATATGTTACCGTTGATATTGGTGGTCAGCAGATTGACAAACAGTATGGTGACTGGCTTACCATCTGGAACGAATTGACCCAGAAAGCAGGTCTCCAGGTCGGTTATGACAATATGGTTGGAAACACCGTTCACTTGACCGGAACTGGACTCCAGAAAACGGAAGCTACTACTTTGTATGTTCCTCTTCAGTTCTGGTTCTGTCGCAACCCTGGTCTTGCTCTTCCTCTTATTGCTTTGCAGTACCACGAAGTCCGAATCAACCTTGAGTTCCGCAACAAGTCCGAATGCTACGTCGCTTGCTTGGACGAATCTTCTCTTGGTGAATGCGGAACTTCTCTTTCCGGATGCGATAACTTGTTCTGCGTTCCTTCTCTCCAGTGTGCTAGTCTTTTCATTGACTACATCTACTTGGACACTGATGAACGTCGTCGTTTCGCCCAGAGTTCTCACGAATACCTTATTGAACAGCTCCAGTTTACCGGTGATGAATCTACTGTCAACACCAATGTTAAGGTCAAATTGAACTTCAACCACCCCGTCAAAGAACTTGTCTGGGTTGTTCAGCGTGATGCTGTTGTTATGCCTGGTGCTAACCAGTGGAATAACTACACGGATGACTATGATGTTGATTGTGCGTGGTCTAACTGGGATTGTGATAATGTTCCTAGTCAAGCTCTACTTGTTAACACCAATGTTGAATCTGGATACATGGCTCGATCATTCCCTGTTACCTGGAATGAAGGAGGTGGACCAGAATGTAATGACCTGGATAGTGGTTGTCCTGAAGAAGGTAACGGTACCTGCAAGCCTTGTGGTGGTGTTTCCCGAACTACCGCTCGTGTTCGCGCTATGCGATTCCCGGATAAGAATGGTGGTTTCGCCGGACCCTTTATGGCTCCTATGAACTTCTCTGGTGATGACGCTGGTGATGGTGCTGACCATGCCGGTCTTGCTCCTCGCAACGCTGGACGCAACCCTGTTGTTCGTGCCAAACTCCAGCTTAACGGACACGATAGGTTCCAGGAACGCCTCGGTTCTTACTTCAACCTTGTCCAACCTTACCAGCACCACACCAATGTCCCTGCTACTGGTATTAACGTATACTCTTTCGCTCTTGAGCCTGAGAAACACCAGCCTTCCGGAACTTGCAACTTCTCTCGTATCGACTCCGCTGTTCTCCAGCTTCAGTTGACCACCAAAGCATCTAAGGGTTCCAAGATTCGTGTGTATGCCATCAACTACAACGTCCTCCGTATCATGTCCGGTATGGGTGGTCTCGGATATGCTAACTAAGTGTAGTGTATTATGTATGGTTATACCTAAAAAACATTTCTTATTATTAATTTTTCCTTGTATACAAAAAAAAAAACGTATTTATAAATATTTTTTACAAAAATGTATTTATAAATATTTTTTTACAAAAATATACATATGTATATATACAATAGTAATTATTCAATAGTAATTATTCAATAGTAATTATTCAATAGTAATTATTCAATAGTAATTATTCAATAGTAATATCAATATCACATTCTGTATTTTCATCTACATCATTACCATCTATATCATCACCTTCATCGCTAGTATCATCACTGTTATTAACATCAGCATCTTCATCACTTATATTATTATTATTTTTATCTTCATCTTTATTATTAGAGAATGTATATATATAAAATCCAATAATACAATATACTAAAATAATTAACCATAAATAATGTTTCGACGTAAATATTGTAATGTCTTTTTTATAAGAACCATAATTAATAAATATACATATAGGTAAAAGTAGTAATAATATACATACAATTATATCAGGTAAATCCTTATAAGAATCTAGCTTTTTTATAGAAAAATACATACCAATACCAATAAAAATACTAATTGGTATGATAATAATAATTTTACGAGATAAACTTTTTATGAAAGTTAATAAAGGACCATATTTTTCATATAATATTATTAACGAACCTATATATAATACAAATATAGAAAATAGTAATTGTATTTTTCTATATATATGTCCTTTTTCATCAAAAGCTTTTATTAATTTAGACCCTATATCCATAACCCAAAATGTAATATTTGCAAAAATATAAAATAAAATTTTAATACTATCTTCATTTGATGTAATTATAGTATGTAATTTTGGTGTTCTAAATATAACATAAAATAAAAAATTACATAGAAATAGTAAAAATAGTATATAATTTGAAAATATTGAACATACAAACCATATACTGTAAAATAATATAATACTTACTTGTTTGTATTTATCCATAAATACAAGAAACTATATATTATATGTAATCATTTATTTCTCGAATAATAAAAAAAAATTTCTTTTTATGATTTTAGCAAATTGTCCAACAAACTTTTTTCCGTGGAAACCAATGTTTTATTCATAACTTGTTGATACATATTTGTATCAGTTACATTTTCAATAATTACTTCATATATATAATTATTGGTTTGAGGACATTTTCCTACACGAACTTTGTATTCATATACCATACTATTATGTTTTTTTCGAAAATGTAATTGTACAATAGAATTATATAATGTTTCTTTTTGTACTTTTTGTAATTTTTTTCTAATTACTGTATCTATATTTACATTTTCTTTTTTTACTTTTCTTCGTAGTACCTTTTTTGTATTGGTATTACTATTATTGGTATTATGATTTGTATTAGAATAGTTGTGTAAATACTCTCCATAATAAGAACTTGAAGGAGTCTTTTGATTTAATATTTTTTCCATTTTTTGTCTTTCTTTGAATATTTTATCTTCTTCTTCTCTTTTTTTCTTTTGTTCTAATGTTTCTTTGATAATTTTTATTTTTTTACCAGTTGCTTTTTCCCACTGCATAGCAACATCTTTTGAAACAAATCTTGTTAGTATTCCTTTGCATAAAGGATTTTTTCCTTGAGCTTGATACCTTTTACTTCCTTCAAAAAAAAGAACTTCATAGGTAATCATTTCAAGATGTCTTTTCTTTCCAATTGTTCCTTTATCTCTCATACAAGGTGCAAAAAGTTTTGGAATTTCTGTATTATTATTTTTTTTGGAAGATTTCTTTGTAGAAGTATTCTTTTTTACATTATTTTTAGAAGACCTTTTTGTAGAAGTATTTCTAACTACTTTTTTACTTTTTTCAGAATTATATCTGTCTTTTGAAATCCGTGTCTTGTGTCCATTACGTTTATTTACTTCATAATAATAATTTCCAGATTTTTCAAAGTCAGGCATTTTTTTTATAATATATATCAAGATATTTTGCGAATACCCAACCTAGAATAGCACCAAATGTATCTCCTACACGATTTATAATATGATTTGCTTGTGGTTTTCCACCAGGCCAAAATACAAAATAAGTATTTATAATATGAATTCCTATTTTTGTATTTTCTACAATTTCAAAGATAGTATGTATTATTACAAAATGTATAAATGAAATACCAAAAAAATAGAATATAACACCTACCGCAAAATGTAATAAAGTATATTGGTCTGTTAGATATTTTCCCATAATATATATTTACTACTTATATTACATAATAATAATTTATTATGACCCATATCCAAGAGCAAATGTAGCAACAAGTCCTACTACAATTCCCATATGATAGGACCATTGATACTCTCTATATACCTCATTCCATTCTCTTCGTTGAGTCTCATTGTCTAATATTTCTACCATAGAGTATTTTTTAGGAGATAGAGTGTAAAAAAAATATTGTATTCCTAAAGAAATAGTCATAACAGCAAATCCACGATAAAAAGCATTACGTAATTTTGTCATAAATAATACAAATATACTTACTACTATACCAAGCATAGTTCCCCAGGCATATATTTTCATTCTTTCTTTTTTGACTAGTTCGTAAATAGTTTTCTGACCATCATCCAAAGAATGTAAGAATTCTTTATTTTCTTTAGAAATCTTTGGATTTACAGAAACAGCAATTGTTCCACAAAGTAAGGAAATTCCAATCGCAATCACAACTATATTCATTTTTATAGTATATATACATATAATATATAAAAATGAGTAAAAAATAAAAACTATTTTTTGCGAACCTTCCCATTATTAGACTTGAGGAAGTAGTTCACTCACTTTTGAGCGATTTTTGGTAAGCTACCCCGGCACATGCCACCGAGTCTGAGTTAGGTTCTCAAGACTTTTTTTGGTGATTTTTCATATACTCATGGGCACATTCTAGCTCATTTGCAGTAGGTGATGGATGATGGTCAGTGGGTTTGAAGTTTTTATTTTTTTTCATTTTTGCTATAAGCACTTTTACGCAATTTTTATCTACATCACCATGTTTAAATCTAGACTGATTAAAAAAAACTTCAAATGATGAAGTCCAATTTTTAGAGAGTACACGGGGCAAATAGATCACCATCGTTTTATCACTTGAATTGGAAGTGCTCATATTCGATCTCAAAAGCAACCGAAAAGTTCTTCGCTCGAGTGAAAATAGTACTATATTGATCTTCACCCCCCCGTATCAATTTTTTTTTATATAATACAAAAAATTGGATATTACACAAAAATATTGGATTGAATATTATATACTAAAAAAATAATATAAAATAAAAACTATTTTTTGCGAACCTTCCCATTATATGCTTGGTTAACTACTTTGGACGCTTTCTTTTGAGTAGCCATTTATTGTATATTTCCTCGGCTTCTTCTTGCTCGGCCTCGGTCGGTTTTCTTTGTAAAGGCACAAGTCTTGGTTCAAACAAAGTATTCTCTTTTTTTGTTTTGGCCTCGGCTTTATAGGTTGCTTTCAGGTTGTTCACCAAGGCTTTTATGATCGGAGAAACCGCTTTTTCTTCTGGTGCTTTTTTGTAATTTATTTGATAATCAAAATCTTTCGGAAACTTAGTGATGTTACACTGACAACAGTAGCAAAGTTCACCGCTTTCTTTTATGCAATAAGGCATGATTCTCAAAAGCAACCGAAAAGTTCTTCGCTCGAGTGAAAATAGTACTATATTGATCTTCACCCCCCTCCGTGTCAATTTTTTTTTTATTATATAATACTATTTTTTTTGGAAGACTTTCCCCAAGAAAAACTAAATTTGTGATTCTTTGAAAAAAGGAATCAAACCTGGTTGTTCTCCTCGTAATCTTACGAGATTACTTTCAGCATCTGCACGCCCTTGCTTCGCCGACTTCGAATACCACTCCACCGCCACCGTCAAGTTCATTTCTACTCCCTCTCCCTTCTCGTAGCAAAGCCCAAGACTATTCTGAGCACTTGCATGCCCTTGATCCGCCGACTTCTTGAACCACTCCATCGCCTTCTTCAAGTCCTTTGCGACCCTTTCTCCATTCTTGTAGCAATCCCCCAGAATAAACTGAGCAAATTTGTCACCGGCAAACGCAGCAGCAGGAGCGTTCCATACATATTTTTCTTCTTCTTCTTCTTTTTCTTCTTCTATCGAGAAAAAAAGGACATAAGAAGCAAATTTGTCGCCTTCATTATTGGGGAATATTGACGACATCTTCAAAAGCAACCGAAAAGTTCTTCGCTCTAGTGAAAATAGTACTATATTGATCTTCACCCCCCACGTGTCAATTTTTTTTGTATTATATAATACAAAAAATAATGCCTACAAACAAGGGTGTTTCCGAAGTTTCTGGTGTTCAGTATGTACCGAATAGTATTCCTACATAAATAGGTAAAAATATATTTTCGAGTATTATAAAAGAAGTTGTATTTGTATCAGATGAAATGTCTTCTATTGTTGTAATGGATAAAAAAGTAAAAATACTTCTAATTAATATAACATTTCGAGTTATACAAAAAACATAATACATATATTATTTAACATTCTTTACAATTACAGATATAAAACTCTTTTTCTTGATTTTTGATATCTTTTACACTTATACTATGAATATGATACTTTTGTAAAACAAGTGTATTTTTTAATTGATACAAAGTATGAACAGAAAGTGTATTATATAAATCTTTTACAGCTTTTTTACATATTTCTTCTATAGTCTTATATTCTTCAATATCTATAATTGTAGAATATCCTCCAAATGTAGAACAAGAAAATGTAAATTTTCTATACATAATTTTTTATATATATAGTATTGTAAAATACAATTGTTTTTATATATTTACTACACTTTTTTTATCTATATATAATTTTATGAATATATAAGTTCATCGATAGATTCTAATAATTTTTTTTCTTGTTTCCACCCAAGTTTTGTAAGTTTTGTATTTGTAATAAAATATCTTTTATCATTGAAAGGTCTATCTTGTATAAAAGTAATATATTTCTTATAATCTTTGGTCTTATTAATTTTTTCTACAAGAATTTTTGCAATAGTCAGAACAGATTTTTCAAAATCAACATGACTACCAATATTATATATTTCTCCAATATTTCCTTTATGAAGTATAATATCTACAGCGGTACAAACATCATATACATGAATAAAAGAACGTAGTGAAGAACCATCTCCGTGTATAGTACAAGGTTTTTGATTTTGTAATAATTGAATAAATTTTGGGATTAGTTTTTCTGGATATTGATTTGGACCATATACATTATTTCCTCTTGTAATAATAGTTTTTAGATTATAAGAATGTCTATAGGACATTACATACATTTCTGCAGATGCTTTTGATGCTGCATATGGATTGGTAGGAGACAATAAGGAAAATTCTGTTTTTGCTGGTTCATTTTCTTTTGATTCACCATATACTTCATCTGTGCTAAAGTGAAAAAAAACAATATTTGTATCAACTTGTCTTACCGCTTCTAAAAGTGTATGTGTTCCTTTTACATTATCAAATGTATATTGTAAAGAATTTTCAAAAGAATTATCTACATGCGATTGTGCAGCAAAATGAATAATATGTGTAATATTTTCTTTTTGGATTATATATTTTATAAAAGAAAGATTTGTGATATTTGCTTCTATAAAAGTATAATTATCGGAATCGTTTACTTTTTTATCTATATTGTCTTTACTCGCACAATAATACATACAATCTACATTTACAAAAAAATAAGAAGGGTATTTTTTGACAGCATAATTAAGAAAATTAGATCCGATAAATCCACAACCTCCTGTTACAAGTATTCTCATATAATATAATTATATTATTTATTATGTGAAAATAAACTTTAAGATATTGTAGGATATTAATTTATAGGATATTGTTCTAAACAAATTCTAACTGCTTCTTGTATATTTTTTACATTTGGGTATAATGATTCTAGTTTTTGGGTTGATAAATAATTATTAGACCTTTTAGATAGTAATATAGTATCTTGTTCTTCTATAGAAAAGTTTTTCCAAGTAAATGATGGGTCTACAATTTCCTTGTACATTTCTAAAATTTTATTATGTGTGATTACACCCGGATTTGTTAGATTTATTGTACCAATATGTTTTTTTTTCATTAAGTCCACTATAATTGGTATTAGTTCTGGTAATACAGACATTGAATTAGCAATACTACATATTTTTTCATAATTGGTAATTTTTGTAATAAAGTTTCTTGGATTCTTTTCAGAATTAATAGGCATTCTTATTCGTAGATTTAACACATCAATACTATGCATTAATCTATCTGTATAACCTTTCACAATAGAGTAAGACGAACCAAAAAAATTAGGTGTATCATTTTCTGTAAATCCATTTGTATGAGTAGTATCATATTCAAAAATACAACCTGTTCCTAGATATGTAAAATGTATATTTTTTGTTTTACATAATAATGCTAATGATATAGGAGAAAATAAATTATCTCGAATATTTTCAACCAATTTCCCTTCTTTTTCTAAATAATCTATTGTAGAATATACCTTATTACCAATAACACCATGGGTTCTACCAATGAAACTTATAATATGGGTTGGATTAACTTTATCTATTTCTTTTTCAACATCTTCTATATTATCAACACGTGATATACCTTCTATGTATTCTATAGTATGCTTTTTCAAGTAATCTATATATTGCTTACCAATCCACCCACGAGAACCAAAAACTAATATTTTCATATATACTATATAAAAGTATATAAGAAAATAGTATATTATTTTTAGCGAATAATTTATTTGTATTATTGTAATAATATTATTATTTTTTATATTTATAGAATAGTATATATAATGACTACATTTGGATTTATAATATTAAGACATGTTAATTCAAAAGATACAGATAAATACTGGAAATTTTCATATAAATCAATTCGAAAATATTATCCAACCAATAATATTTTAATAATTGATGATAATTCAAACTATGATTATATTGATACTAATTATGAAAATACATTAATTAACACAAAAATTATTAAAAGTGGATATCCAGGAAGAGGTGAATTATTACCATATTTATATTATATTACAAATAAACATTGTGATATTGCTTGTATTATTCATGATTCTGTTTTTATAAACAAAAAATTTACAGAAGAAAATATAAAAACAAGTATTAAATTATGGGATTTCAGACATAATTGGGATCAACCAAAAGATGAAAATAGACTTCTTAGTTCTTTAGATAATAATTCTGAATTAATTACATTACATAATAATAAGAATACATGGAGAGGGTGTTTTGGAGGTATGAGTATTATTAATTATGATTTACTTACAATGATTAATGATAATCATAATCTTTTTCATTTAACAGAAGTAATTAAAAATAGATATAATAGGATGTCATTTGAAAGAGTTATAGCTGTCATATTAGAATATTATGAAACAAAATGTATAAATGATACCCTAATAAATAGTGTAACTAATCATGATAAAAAAAAATTATTAACAAATAATACAATATTTGGTGATATACATAACTATTGCCCGTGGGGTATTAAGTTTAATAAAATACATTTATTTACACATTTACCGGTAATTAAGGTATGGACTGGTAGATAATAATTTTTCAATAGAAATAATTTTTTTATTAGTGAAATGTTGTAATAATATTATTATTTTTAGATAAATCTTTTATAACATTCCTATACTGAGTATATCTTGATTTATGAGAAATATTATGTATGTTATTTTTTGTATTATAAAATATTGCTTTTGTATTATCTCCATCTTTTGCAAAACCATAAAAATCAACTATATGTATATTTTTAATATATTTTACAATAAATTCAAAAGCAGTATGGGTAGAAGTAAGAGATGTTTGTAGATATGGATACTCCTCATACTTTTTATATCCTGTTCGAAGATTATATATTATTACATTATTTGTAAAATCTTTTTCTATAATAGAAATAACATTTTTATAATCTATATTTTTATGAGATATACTGTTTTTATGAATATAATAAGGTATTAGTATATTTTTACAATTATGTAACCTTTTTTTATCAATTCTTTCAATACTTTCAATATCATTACATACAAGTAAATCACAATTATCAATATAATTTATTGTTTCATTAATACATATAAATGCTGTATCTGTATAATTTTTTTTATCCAGAATTGTAAAAGTTGGTCCTTTTCCAAATATAATACACTTTTTATAAGAAATAAAATCTTTTATAACATATTCTAATAAACTATTTGTAATAATTTTCATTATATTCTATATATATTATTATATTTTTTTATTATATAATCCCAATAAGCATCTTCTAATTTTTTAGAATGACCACTCCAAAGACCTCTTCTATATACACTTGTAAATCCAACTAAATATATTTTATTTTTAGGATTACATATATCTGTATTATTTTCTAAATAATGAAACGCCATTGATCCAGATTGTGGAGACTTTTTTTCTTTTTTATAATTATGTTCTTGTAACATTTTAGTATCTTTTACTATAATGTTTTTTTTATTAAAATCAGAATCATTTTTATTATGATTAATAAGATATTTTGTACATTCGCATTTTTGTATAATATCTTTCCCCCAATAACCATTAGGTCCTCCTGACCTATAAAAATGTATTTTTTCTGTAGCATTTTTGAATGACTTATAATTTTTATACATATTATGATTAAACACTACCACAATATCTTTATTTGTAAATATTGTTTTTTCCATAAAAGTTTTATTATTCGGATTATTTGCTATAAAATAATAATTCATAATAGTATATAATAATAGTATATAATAATGGTTCATATAATTTCAGAAATTGGTATTAATCATAATGGTTCAATAGAAAAATGCAAAGAATTAATTATGTTATCAAAGGTTGCTGGTGCAAATTATGTAAAAATTCAAAAAAGAAACCCTGATATATGTGTCCCAGAACATCAAAAAAGTAAAAGAAAACAAACACCTTGGGGTGAAATGAGTTACTTGGAATACAAATATCAATTAGAATTTTCTGAAGAACAAATTAAAGAATTATGTGATTATTCTCGAAAAATTGGAATAGAATTCTTTGCAAGTGTATGGGATGTTGATAGTGCTAAATTGATGTCTAAATATACAAGAATTGCTAAATTGGGAAGTGCATCTATCACAGATTATGAACTATGTAAAAAAACAAGAGAATTATTTGACTATGTCATTATTAGCACAGGTATGAGCACAGAAAAAGAAATAGAAAAAGCTGTAGAAGCATCAAAACCAGATGTTATTATGCATACTAATTCTACATACCCTTGTCCGGTTGAAGATTTGAATCTTCGTTATATTGAACATATGAAAGAAAAATGGGGAGCATCAGCAGAAATTGGTTATAGTGGTCATGAATATGGATTAGTTACAAGTTTTGCTGCTGTAGCAATGGGTGCTACTTGGGTTGAAAGACATGTAACATTAGACAGAAATATGTGGGGAAGTGATCAATCCAGTAGTATAGAACCAAGTGGATTAATCAAATTAGTAAAAGGAATTCGTGATATTGAAAAAGCAACACAATATGAACCTGGTACACGAAGATTGTTTGCTGGAGAGAGTTCAAAGCGTGACAGTTTAAGGAAGAAGTAATTAATAAGAAAAGTAATATTATTTATTAATTTATATATATATATATATATATATATATAATGAATGAATTTTTAGAAGATAACGGATTTACTGAATATAAAAATTTTCTGAATATTAAAGATTTCGAATATCTCAAAACATCTATTTTAGACGTTATTAATAAAACAGATATTGAAAAAATTAATGTTAATTTAAACAATAATTTTAATACACTTAGGGTTTCTAATAAAACAATATTTAATAGACGTTGTAAGTCAAGGGATGGTGATGAAGGGCTATTAGACATATGGCATATTGATAAATCTATTGATGATAAATCTAATGCAATAATTAATGAAATAAATAAAAATATTAAACAGATATTAGAAGATTCTTTTAAAATTAAATATGAATTCATAAACAATAATGTTTATTTAAATAAATCAGTTACATCTACTAGAGGAATTCACGCTGATTCAGGAGATTATCCATCAAGAATTAAGTACTTTCTTTATTTAACAGATATAAATGATGTTCACGATGGACCATTTTCATTCATTAAAGGTTCTCATAAAAAAATAGGGAAAAATTATCATAGAAAATATGATATTTACGAACCCTTAAATCAGGAAGATAAAAAAAATTATATTATTTTTAGTCCAAAACAAAATGATATGTTAATTGCTTGTGTATCAGGTGCTCATAGAGGTATGCCACAAAAAGAAGGTAGAGAAAGATTAGTCCTTGTAGGGACATTTGACCCAGTTTTATAACTCGGTGTTTATTAATTTTTTAATTTAAAAAATATATGTTATATATATATAATAAAATGTCAAAAATTTTAAATTTATGTGATAGTAATAGTTGGAAAAAACATATTAATAATGTTGAACTTACTACAATTAATTATCCTGTAGATAAAACTAAATCTAATAATAAATCTGATATAGAGTTTAATTTAAATACGATGAATAAATTACCTATCGAAGATGAAACATTTGATATTGTATATTCTTCACATACTTTAGAACATATAAGGGAAGAATATCTAGAAAATATAATACAAAATATTTATAGGATACTTAAACCGGGTGGTTTATTTAGAATTATTGTCCCTGATTTTCTTAAATCAATAAATGAATTAAAAAATAATAATTTTGATTTTTTTAAAAAAATTAATCATGAAGTGGGAACAGGAACAAGTAATAATATAATAGATAGGTTTTCACGTTTTAATATAAGCTATAGAATCAATAATGTATCAATGGGGCCTAAATTAGATAAAAATGATATAAATCTAATAATGAATAGTGAACCTGAAAATATTCGTAAATTAATGCTTACCAAAATACCAAAGAACGCTGATTATTATGGACATGTTAATATCATTGAGAAAAAATATTTAATTCAATTATTAAATAAATGTATGTTTAAAAATATAAAGGAGCTTAATTTTACAGAATCTTCTAGCCCTATATGCAAAAATAATAATATGTTTAATAATAGACCTAATTGTTCTATATACGTTGAATGTATAAAATAAATATTTTAGTATACATTATATATTAACACAAATTATACAATTAATTAATATAACAATAATAAGGATTATTATATTAATTTAACAAATAATATTAAATCTAGTTCTGGTGACCGTTTTTGTCATCACAAAGTAATTTGTCTTCATATTATACAAAAATTTATACCTATAAATACGTATCTTGAATTAGGCGTTCATAATGGAGCATCAATGTCATATGTTGTAAACTTTGATACTCAGAAATATTGTTTTGGAATTGACCTATTTAATGAAAGTTATATTAAAAATTATGATAGAGATCATTTATCTCTAAATAGAAGTTTAAACAATATTCAAAAAAATAATAAGAATAGTGAAATTATGTTAATTAAAGGTAATACAAATAGTGATAATACATTACAACAATTTATTGAATCTTATAAAGATAAATTAAAAAAGACTGATATAGATATTGATTTATTATTTATTGATGCTGATCATAATTATAAACCCTTATTAAATGACTTGAACACCTATACAAAATACCTTAAAAAAAATGGAATATTAGTAGTGGATGATTTTCCTACTGGTGGAAATGGAGGAACAAAAAAGGCATTAGATGAATTTCTTAGGAATAACAACTTTAAAATTATAGGAAAGTTTGATTTAAATCCCGGTAAAAAGCAATTTAAGCAGTATCCTATTATTCTTCAAAAAATATAAATATTGTTATCTATACAAAATATCGTGTAATTCTTTACACATTTTTATATTTTTATTAGAATCGCATACCATTCTTGTGTATCTTTTATTAGAGGGAATATTATGAACTCCTTTATCCTTATTAAAAATATTATATATCTTACCTTCTTTTGTTATATAGTTATCTTCATAGCAATCTGTAATTTTATCTCCATTGTAAAATGTTACACCTGAAATATATAACTCTTTAAACTCCTGATTTTCTAATAGTTTAAGTATTCTTGATAAACCCAAAGGTGTTCCTTTTATTTCACGAATATCGGACATTAAAAAAATATCAATGTTGTTAATATTTTTTTTTAAATGTTCATAACTCTTTTTTGCTACGGTTAATATAATATCAATCTTATCAGCATATCTTTTGATAGTATCTCTATAGTTTAAACAAAATAACTGATTCGCTAAATGAATTATTTTACAAGATAAATTACCATTATATTTATTAAAAAATATATCTAACATATTATTAGTAATAATTATATAGTCAAAATTTAAGATATTTAATGATTTTTTATCACATGTATTAGCAGGTCCATAAAATAGAATTTTCTTGTCTTTAAATATTGATTTATTCATTATATATTCATTAATTATTTTTATTATTTGCTTTAACCCAATCTTCTTTTGTATCAATATCAATAATATCATCTTTATTCATTATATATGGGTATATCGTATTTCCACTTATTGTTCCATTTTCTAAAATACTTGATTTAAGTATATCTATATAACCATTATGTAAATATGTTTTTGGCAAAACTTGTCTACATTGATTATAAGGTTCTTGTATAGTATTTATATTATGGAATAATGGTTTTAAATGATTATGTATTGTATTAATAGAATACATTTTATAAGGTGATTTTTCAAATTCAACAACTGACCGCAAACTATCATAATTATCTATATTTTTTATAAAAATATCTAAACAATTGTCAATATCCTCTACTTTTCTACAAGGTTGTGTAGGTCGCAAATGTATAATAATATCAGATTGATAATTTTCATTCTTATATAACCATTCTACACAATGTTTTATACATTCATAATCTGTCGAATTGTCTTCGGATATTTTTTTAGGCCTCAAAAATGGTGTTTCTGCACCATATTCTTTTGCTATTTTTGCATATTTTTCACAATCAGTTGATACAATTATTCTTATTGTATATTTACTTTTTTTTGCTTGTTCAATAGACCAAGCTAATAAAGGTTTTCCATGAAAATTTTTAATATTTTTATGTGGCAAACTCTTGGATCCAGAACGTGCTGGTATTATACAAAGTATTTTCATAAAGTATTATATAAAATAATAATACTATATTTTTTATATAATATGATTATTTTTGTAGATATAGACGATACTATTTGTTATAGAAAAGATACTACACTAGATTATTCAAAAGCATTTCCATACAAAGAAAGAATTGAAAAAATTAATTCTTTATATGATAAAGGAGATACAATTGTATATTGGACAGCAAGAGGTACGAAAACAGGTATACCCTGGTTTCATACAACATACAAACAATTACAAGAATGGGGGTGTAAGTTTCATGAACTACGAATGGGAAAACCTGTATATGATTTGTTTATTGATGATAAAAATATATGTTCTGATACATTTTTTATGAAATAAGTTCCTTATATTATCTTGTTATTTTATGAACAATAATAAAAATTGGTATTTTTATGATAATATAATATTATATATAAATAATTATATAATATATATATCATACAATATGAAACAAATTACACTACAACTATTGCCAACAACATGTTTTACAAAATTTGGAAAAGATTATTATGCTATGATTAATAAAGAACAATTTATAGAATATTTCTTTGATAATTATAATATAGAAATTGTATCAAATATTAAAAAAGAAACAGATATATTTGTAACAAGTGTATATTCTACTAATATAGACCATATTCTATATAAAAATAGTAAAGTACATATTATGATATGTATTGAAAATCTTTCAAATACAAGATTTAGACATTATACACATTTTAATACATTTGGTGAATATGGTGATAATAGAGTTCATATATATGTATATAATCATATTGATAAAATACAAGAAACATCTTCGTATATAGCAATCCCTTGTGTATATTTTCGTTTGGATTATTTACAAAAAAAATATTCTTATTATTATAATTATCCTACATTACAAACATCTTTTTCCAATAAGAAATTCTGTTTAATGATTAATAAAAGTAATATTAATCCACTTATTAATGAATTTGTAAAAAAACTAGAAACAATTGATAAAGTAGATAATATAGCATTATATAATAATAAAATTTTAAAAAAATCTTGTTTTAATTCTATTGAACTACTAGAAGTTTTTAATAAATATAAGTTTATATTATGTGTGGAAAATTCTTATTGTAATGGGTATGTTACAGAAAAAATATGTAATGTATTTTTTTCAAAATCTATACCAATATATTCTGGATCTCCTATTATTGAATCTTATTGTAATAAAAACTCTTTTGTACATATTGAAAATAAGAATATAGATAAAAGTATAAATATTATAAAAAAATTATATACCGACGAGACATTATATAATACATATATTAATGCTCCTAAAATTTCAAAAGAATATAATAATGAAAATTATAAAGAAAAAATGAGAAATATTATAGAAAAAATATGTGTATAGTGATATAGTATAGAATATGAAAATAGCAATTGGTTTTTTTGGGATAACTAGAAGTCTAAAATATACAATAAAATCTATTGAAGAAAATATTTTTAATATTCTTATATCAAATAATATTGAATATGATATATATGTACATACATATTTCTTATCATCCTATAAAAATATTAGAACAAAAGAAGAAATAAAAAACTTATCTGAAATAAATAACGAAGAATATAAATTATTAAAACCTACCTATTATAAACAAGATATTCAAGAAGAAATTAAAAAAAAAATAAATTTATCATTGTACTATACACAAAAAGACCCATGGAATACAGGTTATGATTCAGTAAACAATTTTATATTAGGGAGTTATTCCAAAAAAGAAGTAACAAATATGATTGAAAAAAATAGTAAAGAATATGATTATATATTTTTTATGAGACCAGATTGTATGTATACACAACCTCTTAATATAGAGTATCTTAAACTTGTTACAGACAATTCTATTGTCATACCAAATTTTCATTTGTTTGGTATATATAAAATAAATGATAGATTTGCTATTACAAATAAAAAAACATATAAAAAATATGGCGAAGTCTTCGATAGATTATTGGAGTTTAGTAAAAAACAACCATTACACTCTGAAACGTTAATAGGGTATATACTTATTGAAATACATAAAATAAAATGTCATAAAGTTTTATTTAATTTTTCAAGAGTTCGATGTAATGGTTTTATTCAGGATACTTTTTAATTGTTTAATGTATTATCTGTAACTTTATCATTTATAATATGATTCATTTTTCTTTTCCAGTTAACAAAACGACAATTCTTCATATACCATTCTCTCCCCTTTTTACTTATTTCTTCTTTATTTTTCCAACCATAATCAATCTTTGATATTACATAATTTATATCATTTATTTTATCCGACTCTATTTTAACAAAGCAATCATCCGGTATATCTTTGTAAAAAACACCTACATCTGTTGATATTACTAATAAACCACATAAAAGAGCATCTAATGCAGAATATGAAAATCCTTCACATAATGATAAGTTCAAAAATATATCATTTTCTATATAAATATTTTGTTTTCTTTTGTTAAAATCATCAATCCCTCTATTATCAATACAAATACTTAATTTATTAAAATTATAAGCTTTGCATATTTTTTTAAGTTTATTAACTATAATTTCTCCTTTATTTACACCTTTCCAATTTCCTAATATATAAGCTTTATTATTAAAATTTTTTTTAAATAGTAATTCATCTAATTCGCTAGTATGTAATATTTTTTGTATATTAAATTTTGTATATACTGATCCATAAATTCTTGTAAATTCATCTATACAAAATTCAGAAATACTAATAATTTTTGTTGTTTCAGGTTCTCTGTAATAAAGCATCTTTTTTTGTCCATTACAGCATAAATCTTTCCAATACTTATTCCATGTTGGTTCTCTTTCAGCATGAGTTTCTGCCACACCATGATGTACCAACAAAATATTGTATTTATTTGGAATATCACATGACAAATGATTATCAGTTATTACTAATGGATTTTTACATTGTTTTACATAATCTAACATTTTATCTTTTTGTTGAGGTCCTATAAAAAATACTCTTTCTGGAAAAGCTAATTTTATATGATAGTCATATCTTGCCACACCACCATATTGTCCTAAATCATAGCTTCCGCAACAATAATGTATTATTTCTTTTTGTATTGTTTTATTTGTATAATTATTTTTAAAGTGTTCATATATTATGAGACAATTGCTACGTCGTTTTTTTTCTTCCTCTATTGATATTTTTTGTAAAATAATATCTATTGTATGAATATCCTTTTCTGGTATTCGTATAATAGTTTTATCCCATAAAGGATGTTTTGGTAAATCAAGAGTATCAGCTAATAAAATTGGTATAGAACCACTCCCTAAAGCTTCCCAAAAACGTATGGAGTTAGGACCTGTTCCACTAGGACATAATGTATACCTTGATTGTAATAATAATATATTATATTCATATGTATTTTCTATATGTTTTGTAGAACCATTATATTCATTATCTTTATTTTGTTTTACACTATATACAATTGGATCAAAGTGCCATTCATTTCCTCTATCTGCTATATATACATCTTTTTTTTTTGGTAATTGAAATATTTTTTTACGAATATCCGATATATAATATTTTGAATAGGAACCTACAAAAGAATATAGTATATTTCTTTTATTTTCTAAAAAATCTATATTTTGTAAAGAAATATTTTTTGTTGGATCTTCTATATTTACAGCATATAAAGGACATGAACGTATTTCAATACCATCAATTGTATTTTCTCCAATAATTTTATGAGGCGTATATATAATTGTAATTTTATGTTTTTTCCATAAAGGTATCAATTTTCTAAAAGATATATGCTGACAACATGTATAATAATTATGATTTTTCTTTTTTACAATAATATTATATAAATATCTATCAATAATTTGTATATTATATTTTTTATCTATTATTGTTGCCCAAGGTAATCCTATATAATTTATATTATGTTTTTCTTGCTCGTAAAATTTTTTTTCTGTTATAACTGGGTATTGCCAAAATAATTCTATTTTATTATTCATTATTTACAATAAAAAGTAATTATTATATCTAATAAAACGATATATATACTTATATAATTTAAGAAAGATTTATTTTAATTTTCTACTTTTTTCTTCAAATTTTTTCTTCTTTTCAATAACCATTTCTACATTTCTTTTTTCTTCTTGTTCATAATTGCTAGAAATATTTGTATATAATTTTTCTACATAATCTTTACCATATGTATTCATAAAATAATGTGTAGGTTCGTGTACAACATAAGAGCATTCTACTTGATGTGTATGATCTACAATTATTTTTTTATCTCTTGCTTTATACCCTAACTCTATTTCAAATCCCTCTTCTACATTTGCTTTTGAAAATAGATTATTATACAACCATTCTGCCTTATAAAAACAACATATACTTGGAATATATGAAACTTGGTGTTTTGTATATGATGTATGAATAAACGGATACTCTGTAGTTCCTAATACAAAAGGATGAACACCTACAAGAGTAGTATCTTTATATAATGTATTTTGTATTTCTTGGATACAATCTGTATTGCTGTTTTGAAATACACACGATGGTTCCATAAATCCTATTGTCGTGTATCTTCTATTATGTAATACTTCTAATGTTTGTACATATTCTATACCCATAAGTAGAGCATTTCGTTTATTAATACTAGATTGTAAAGAAATAGTTGTAAAAGAACTTTTTACAGTAGAACCATTGTCAATCAAAATAACATCACAAGCAATTTGTATATTTTTTTGTAAATATTGTATTAATCTATCAGTTTCTTCTGTTTCATTTCTATTTACAATAATTATACCAACTTTTTGTTCTTTTTTCTTTTCCTTTTCTTGCAATTCTCTATATTGTTTTACAAACAAAGTATAATTATTTGCAAATTGCTGTGTATCTTTCTCCGGAACATTTTTTTGTTCATGAATTCTGTTATATAATTGAATGGAAATGTGTGGTTTATTCATTTTCGAACAATGGAATGCTATTTCATTCCATATATGGTATTTGTATATAGGAGATTGAACAAATAAATAATCTTTTTCTGGGTATGGTGTGTTGATTGACCCAATACCATATTTATACCCTAAATCAAATTTATTATTTTTTCTACACTCTACCAATAATACATATAGAGCCTCTAAACGAGATGGTCTGTATTGGTATGCTTCCCATAAATCTTTTCTATATTCTTCAAAATCTCTTTTACAAAATACTTTACACAATCCTCTTTGATACATAGAAAAATATACTTCTTCCGGCCATCCACCTTTTTCAATTCGTTTGGAATACCATTGAATTGCTTCTTCAAATTGTTGTGTATCACGATACGATTGTGCTAAATAAAACATATAACGAACATTATCCGGTTCCTTCTCAAGAGCTTCTTTTAATAATCGAATATCTCTTTCAAACTTATCACTTCTAGACCCTCCGTCTGCTTTATGGTCAAATGTAAAAAAAGTACATGTTTTTGAAGAAATAAGTTTTTCTCTTTTTTCAAATAGTTCATTTGTAATATATTCATGAGTTACACCTTTGTAATACCAATTTATATCTCCACGAACAAGTAATAATTGTTTAAAATCTAAAGGACCCTCATACCCTACATGATATGCTTCTACATTTGTATCTAGTGTGTTTTTAAAGTCAATATCTTTTGGAACAAATATAAAATCCGCATCCATTAGTAACAAAAAATCCGATGTTCCTTTTGCCGCTTGAACTGCCAAACTTCTATTGTGTCCAAAATTTTCCCATGTATGATTATACAAAATACCAGGAATCTTGTGTTTTTTAAAATACGATTGAATAAGTTCTTGTGTCCCATCTGTAGAACCTGTATCACAAATAACCCAATAATCAATATAATCTTTTACAGAATCAAAACACCTCTCGATGACTTTTGATTCGTTTTTTACAATCATTACTAAACTTAATGTTTTCATTATTCGTGTATATATGTTTATAGCATAAAACGATATTACAGATAAAACGATATTTATAATTTTATAGTATAAATAAGAAGTTTATATTTAGGATAAGTTTTATATATTTTTTTGAAATATTTAGATTATTATTTACAAGTCCTGTCATTTCTATATTATTATTATTTTTCTGTAATATAGTAATACAATCATTAATAAAACCTTTTTTTTTACACCTTTGAACATTTAAAATGCTTATTACATATTAATTTTATAAGCATATATATATTGTACTCCTTCTATATAACTTGCTACAATTCTATGTGCTCCGTCTAATAATGTATATTTTTTATTTTTTTGTATTATCCAAATTGGCGTAATATCTTTTTTTAGGTGTATTCGTTTCTGATAAAATTTGACACTGCATATATCTTTTTTACCACGTGGTCTATCATGTAAAGGATATGCTTTTACTGCTGATTTTTGTAATCTATCTGGATTAAAATTAACAAAATTTTTACATCTAGATAATGGTATTTTAACTAATTTAGATTTATAGATATGCGCAAAAAGGGCATCTTTTTTATATTAATCTTTGTAAATAGTATATACTTGAGATATAATGATTCAAACATATTCTAATAATAAAAAAATATATAGTGTTGATATGATGTTTGCTTATTTGAATATCCATAAACATCCAATTATAAATGTGCCAATTTCTAAATTATTGGATACATTATAATATAAAGGGTGGGGAAATCCTTCAAAAAATATATATTATTCTGCTATTGATGTTATAAAAAATCCTAAAAAATATAAAAATGAGATAAATGGAATAAAAAAGTCAAATCTAAAATATCCAATAATAATGGATGAAAAACATATAATTGATGGTGTTCATCGTTTGTCTAAAGCATTTCTACAAGATAAAAAATACATAAAAGCATATATTTTTGATAAAAATTTAATGAAAAAATTTTTAATAAATAATAATGGAGATTGGGATAAAGTTTATAATCTACAAACATATGAATTTATACAATTATTTTATAAAAAATTTTGTTAAATATTATAATATAGTATATATAATATGCATTTATGAATACCACATTCCTTTATCAAATCTAACAACATATTTATTCATATCTTTTGCGAATTCTTTAATATCTTTTGATGTAATTTTATTATTTACAATATCTTTTATAAATTTTCTATATAATTTATCTTGTAGAATATGAACAGCTTCCTTATCTCTATCTTTATGTAAAATAGATAATTTTTCAAATAATTTTTTATATTGTGTCCTAACTGTATTAGTCATTTTATATTTTATACTTTATACTTTATAAAAAAAATAAAAATACAAGTTAAAGGTGTATAATAAAATGTTATTAATATAGTATATATCTAAACAAATGTTTTGTGCTCCTGGTGTAAGAAATAGTAATAGTATTACTTGTTATAATAAAGAAGATTTGTTATTATTGATTAAAGCATACAATAAAAATAAAAATCCATCTTCTCATATTACTACCTCTAAGAAATCTAAAAAACAATTATGGTTAGATTTACATGAAAAAATGAGTAAAGATTGTCAAAACGAATGGTGTTGGTTAGAACAAGATTTTATACCATCCTCCTATTCTAGAAAATTACAAGAAAATTTTAAACCTACTATGCCAGACGAATGGAAAAAAAATCCATTTGAATGGTTATCTAATGTAGATATTGAACTTGTTATGAAACAATATGAAAAAAAATTTGTAAATTTTTTATTTTTAGGAGTGTTTCCCGTGGATTGTCCTGAAGAAATACAGTGTGAATTGACAAATATACAAATAGAAACAATTATTAATAAACTTGGTAAAACAAGACTTGGTATTGTATATAATTTAGATAAACACAATCAACCTGGTTCTCACTGGGTGTCTGTATATATAGATTGTAAAAAAGGTGTTATTATGTATTTTGATTCGAATGGTATTGAACCTCCTATTTTAATACATAATTTTTTACTAAAAATACAAAAACAATTACAAGAATATTATACAACTTTTATACAATCAGAAAAAAAAGTAGAAGTTTTTATAAATACAACACAGTTTCAATTTGGTAATTCAGAATGTGGTGTATTTAGTATGAACTTTATTATATCCCACCTTCAAGGTAAAAATATAAGTAAAAAAAATACAAATGATGAAACTATGAATGAATTGCGTAAAAAGTATTACAAACCAAAGTAAACATATACAAACAAAAAGAAATATTATAAACTATCTTAAAATCCATATGGAAAATAGATTGTATAATTGTTTTTATCTTGATAATTAATGGTATCAATAACAATATTTTTTTCTTTGTACTTTTTACAAAGTTGTATACCAACTTCATTCAAGTTATGTTTTGTAGTATAATTACAATCTTTTTGTATTACTTTTCTTTTTTCACTAGATAATAATGTTTCCTTATTCTCTAGATAAGAATATACTTTTCTTTCTGTAATAGTAGATTTTGTATATGTAATAGAAACAAGACCTTCTATAGAAGAATGTTCTGTGATATATGGTTGAAATTCTTTTGGTAATTTGTATTTATTTTTATATCGAAAATATACTTTACAGTGATTTTGTTCTATATCCCAACCTAGACCATAAAAGGACAGATTTGTATCTGGTTGTAATTCACATTCTATATTTCTTTCTTGTAAAACCTTTTTTGCATATGGGTATATATAGGATGGAAATATAACAGAACCATACGCGATTCTTGAAGAATTTATATTTGTATGTTGTATTGTATGACTATATGTATAAAAACTATATCGTTTTATAATAGGGTCTTGTATGATAAAAAAGGGTCTAAGAAATTCTAGAAAAGATATATACATACATTGATATATATATTCTAGTTCTATTTTTGTAAGTTTTTGATGAAATGGGTATATATTTTTACAATGCCATTGAAATAATGAAATATTTCTACGAATATACCAAATAGACAGTATACAATATAGTATAACTATATATTGTATAGTTTTTTTCATTTTATTATTATATATATAATATAACTTATGATTATTCAAAATAAAACTATTTATACAATTTGTTTATTTTTACTACTAACATATATTATTAGTTTTTTCACAATGGGTATTCTTATTTATAAAAAAGATATTATGGAATATGGTTTGTATGGTGTACTAGGTGGAATGTGGTCACCAACTATTTCTATTCTTATTTTAAGTTTTCTTGGTATTATTAGCATACATACAATTTCCTGGAATATTGGTTCTATAAAATATTGGATTATTGGGTTTATAATTCCTTTGATTTATACATCTATAATATATGCGATAGCTTACACAAAAAGATATATACATTTTACAACAAGTACATTTTATGAAAATAGTATAAAACATATTTACCAAATAGCAAAAGGGTCTATTACAGGAACTTTAACAGCAATGGGAGAAGAAATCGGTTGGTCTGGATTATTAACACCTTTATTATACACTATGACTAAATCATATACAATAACTTCTTTTTTGAGAGGAATTATTTGGTCTTCGTGGCATTACCCTCTTATTATAGGAAATATATATGGTCCAAAAGAAATTTCTATTTCCTATAAGATATTGTATTTTACTATTAGTATGGTATTTTTTAGTTTTGCTTTTGTGTGGTTACAATTACAATCAAAAAGTTTATTTCCATCTGTTATACTTCATATGAGTCATAACTTATGTATTCAAACCATATTCCCATTATTTACAAAATCAAATAAAACAAATATACATCAAAAAATTGGAGAGTTTGGAAGTATTACATCAGTTGTTTCTGTAGGTGTAGCAATCTTCTTTTGGGTACTAAAAAATATATTGTAAAATGTATACTATAATGAATATAGGATACATATATTTGTTTATATATAGCATTATTGCTTCTCTAAAACCTGTTTTTGTAAAAAAGTATAACGCTTTTTTATTTACAAGTCTAGTCTCTTATACATTATACCATTTACTTGGAGGATTATCATTATACTACTACAAACATAAAACTATATATGATAAAGATATTATGAATTTCTCTTTTCAAGAATTATACCCAGGGTTTCTAAAATTAACAGAAATATTACTTTTTATATATGGAAGTATCCATGTTCCAGCATATATGCTTGTTTCTATGAGCACATTACGAGTTGTCTTTATAGCTTTTTTTGATAAAATCATAAATAATACATCATATAATTGGATTAAATATATAGAAATATTTGGAATTATTTTTTCTACACTACTTATTAATATTGTATCTATATTCGGTAAAAAAGGTAATACACCTATTGAAAGTATAGGTGTTATAGCAATACTTTTATCGGTAGTTATTCGTGGGTATATTTTTACAAGATTTCGTAATTATACAATTGAAAAACAAGATACATCCAAGACTATGATTTTTATTGGAAAAGGTGGGTCTGTATTTTTGTTATGTTATGTATTATATTATATTCTTATTCGAAGAAAAACCATAGAATTCCCCCCTTTACAAATACTATATGTATTATCATTTGTTGGATTTTTTATGCATTTTATTGCCGGGTATACAAAAAATGAAGGAATATCAAAAATACCTCAAATTGAAGCAGCAATATTCTTAAAAACAGCTATTGTTTTATCATTCTTTATATCTACTTGGTATTTTAAAGAGAAAATGTCATTTGTTCAAATAATTGGTATCATTCTTATGATTTGTATTATTATATTTTCGGTTTTTGAAAAAAAGATACTGAAATACCTTGAAAATAATAAAAAGCAAATAATATAGTATATTATAATGAATATAGGGTATTTGTATTTATTCATATTTAGTGCGATTGTTTCTATACGACCATTACTTGTTAAAAAATATAGCAAATATACTTTTTTAAGTATGCTTTCTTTTACTATATCATATGTAGTGGGTGGAATGGTTTTACATTATTATAAACATAGAAATTTTCAAGATAAAGATATTCGAAGTCTATCATTCAAAGAACTTCATGTTGGATTTATAAAATTAGCAGATATATTTTTATTTGTATACGGTGCTTCTATTGTTCCTGCATATATGATGGTTTCTATGATAGCACTTCGTATTGTATTTATTTCTTTATTTGACAAATTTATGAATAATACAGAATATAATTGGATTTCCTATATTAAAATATTTGGAATTATGATTTCTATTGTTCTTATTAATAGTAATACATTTTTTGGAAAACATAAAAAATCTATTAATCTATATGGCGTTCTTTCTATGTGTATTTCTGTAATAACATATTCTTATGTATTTACTATATCTAGAAGATATGAAATAGAAAAAAAAAATATATCAAAAACTATGATTTATTTAGGAAAAGGAGGTATTCCATTTTTATGCTTGTATGCTTTATTATATATAAGTCTTGGTAAAAGGGTTATTATTCCACCATTGAGTATTATACTCACAATTATTGGAATAGGATTACTAATATATTTTGTTACAGGATATGCAATTCTTAAAGGATTACCATTAATGCCACAAATAGAGTCTGCTATATTTATAAATATATCAATGATATTATCATTCTTTATATCTACTTGGTACTTTAAAGAGAAAATGTCATTTGTTCAAATAATTGGTATCATTCTTATGATTTGTATTATTATATTTTCGGTTTTTGGAAAAAAGATACTGGAATACCTTGAAAATAGTAAAAAAAAATAGATTAATATATATAAGCATATACATATAAAATGTATAAGTGATACAGGATACGTATTGGCTTTTCAAATATGGATACTCTCCAGTGTTATATAAGCACCACTTCTAAGAATAGAATACACACAACTATATGTAGAAAAAAAAAATGTGAGCTTATTCAAGTATATACTATACATGGTATTAGAGGAAAAATCTTATGTAAATATTGTTACAAGAAAACAAGTAAAGAAAAATTACAAAAGTTACAAAAATTAGGTGTTATTGTATCACAAAAAAGAAAAAGGAAAGATTCGGATACTATAGATACACGATATAATTCTATTGATATGGAACTCAGGAAACGGATTAAAGAGGAAACTAGTTCAGTTAAAAAATATATTACATCTTGTACATATTGTTCAAATTATTATGCGAATGTTCCTACAATATTTCATAAATATTTTTCTTGTGTTCATTGTTGTGATAAAAAACAATTATTATATGCTATTAATAAACCTCGAATAAATATGATACAATATCCTTTTAAGAAAGCTTCTAGTCCAAGAGCAACTTTATTATATACACAATTTGTATAATTTTTTATAAATAGTATTTTTTTGAACATTATTTAATTTTGGAGGTAATAATTTATATAATAATGTTTTTTTATTATCTACAATATATTGTTGTATATCACTAGAATATATTGGTGTTTTGAATGTGTGTGATATAGGTATATACTGTATGTTTCTTTTTTTACATAATGTTATAATAGAATTATATCTTGTATCTATAGTATCCGATACAAAATACACTATATCTTTTTTTGATACACGATTTTTCACAAAACCATATGCCGTTTGTGTAGGGCTTGGTAAATTACTTAACACAATCGTTATTTGTGAATGATATTTTACAGGTAATAAAGAAATATACATATTCCATATTTCTTTACTTACTTCTTTTGTAATCGATGAACAAGGTTCACGTGTCTTAGAAGATATAAATATATACAATCGTGGTTTTTCTATATATTTTTCACTAGTGTTCTTATTCATATACCGTAATGCTTTTAGAATAATAAATAGATGATTTTTATGAGGAGGTTTGAAAGAACCAGCAAATACAGCTACTTGTTTTGGCATCTTTTTATAATATGATACTATTTTTTTTTTTTTTGGG